GACTGGATTCGTGTGCGTGGGCGTGACCATCGACCCGATGGTTTCGCCCGTTCACATGCAGCAGCATGGAGTGTTCACAGGGGTTGTCACCGCTCGGCTTCGCGCCGTCGGCTGAACAGGAGGGATAAGAAATGCCTATTCGTGTTGGACTTGAAGGATCGCTGAGGCGAGGCACTGTTGGAACAGCGATTGCCACGCTGACCGCAGTCAACAATGTGAAGGACCTCACCCTCTCGATGGAGAAGGGGGAGGCGGACACTTCGACTCGCGCAGCCGGCGGCTGGCGCACCACGCTCGGCACGCTGAAGTCTGCGACGCTCGAGTTCAACATGAACTTCGACGTGACCGACACGGACGTGGACGCGTTCCAGCAGGCGTTCATGTCGAACACAATCATCGCGCTCGCGGTGCTCGACGCGGCGAGCGGAGAAGGACTGATCGCGGACTGGACTGTGACGGGCTTCTCGATTGAGCAGCCGCTTGAGGACACGCAGACTGTGAGCGTGACCTGCAAGCCGGCGTACGTCTCGCGTAACCCGGCGTGGCACACCCCGACCTGATAGGAGGAATCTGAACGATGCACGGATTCAAGGATTCAGCGGGACGATATTGGTCTGTTCGTGTGGATGTTGGCGCGGTGAAGCGCGTGCGGTCTGCGCTCGGCGTCGACCTGATGCAGGTGGCGGAGAAGAAGGACGCGGAGGGCGGGCGCGAGCCTGGGGTGTTGGAGCGGCTCGCGTCCGACCCCGTCCTTCTCGTGGACGTGATCTACGTCCTGTGCCGCGATCAGGCGAACGCGCTCGGCGTGACAGACGAGGACTTCGGTGCCGCGATGGCTGGCGACGCGATCGAACACGCGGTGAAGGCGATGCTCGGTGCGATCGTGGATTTTTTCCCGAACCCTCGCGAGAGAGCCGCGCTCAAAAGGTTGCTGGAAGCGGCGGATCAGGAAGCGGATCGTGCGCGCAGCAAGATGGAGGCGCTCGTCGAAGAGAAGCTTGCGCCGAGTCCTGCTGGCGGTTCGTGGCCGAGTCGGCGGCCATCATCGGATTGATTCCCGACGACTTCACGCTTCGCGAGTTGTCATGGATGCACGACGCGAAGATCCGGAGTGAATGGAACCATACGGCATCGCTGATGTGCTTACTGGCAAACGCACACAGCGGAGGTAAGGGCAGACGGTTCAAGATTGAGGATTTCCATCCGCTTGCGCGAAAGAGCAAGTCTCCCGAGATGCGGATTTCAGCGAAGGCGCTGAAGGGAATCTTCGGACTGTGAGGAGCGATCGACGATGACCTGCGACGCGATCAACACCCGACTCGTCCCCGTGTGGAACGCTGCGATCAAGGCGGGCGTCGACTGGCGATTCTCGATTCGATTCCGCGACGAGAGCGGTGCGCCGATCGACCTGACGGGCTGCGTGTTCCGCTGGGCGATGCGGCCGAACTTCGAGTCGGCGACGCTGACGGCGTCGATGTCGACCACGGACGGCCGGATCACGGTGGACACTGTGAACGGCGTAGTGTCGTTCCATCTGCCGAAGTCGGTGACGGTGAATCTCGCAGGTCGGTTTGTGCATGACTGCGAGATGGAGTGGACAGGCGGGCTGGTCGACTCGCTGTGGGAGGGCGCTGTCACGGTTGGTCGTGAAGCCGCGCGGGGGGTGATCCCATGAGCGCGACGAACACTGGCTGGCGGTTGATGCTTCTCGACGCGCCGCAGGTGAACCTGTCGCTCGAGACGAGCCCGATCCTGATGGAGTTGGTGTCTCCGGGGCCGCAAGGCGCAAGCGGATCTGCGTCGTCTGTGACAAGCGTGAACGGCGAGACGGGTGCAGTGACGCTCGACGCCGCGGACGTTGGAGCTGCGGCTGCGGTTCACGGCCACGCGATCTCGGATGTCACAGGACTCCAGACTGCGCTCGACGGGAAGGCCGCGTCGAGCCACACGCATCCGACCACGGATATCTCGGGCTTGGGCGCGCTTGCGACGCTGAACAGTGTCGGTACGTCGCAGATTGCCGATGGCGCTGTCACGAATACCAAGATCGGCAGCAAGGCAGTTGATACTGCGAAGATCGAGAATGGCGCGGTACAAGCGTTGCAACTCGACACCAACGCAGTCGAGACGGCGAAGATCAACAACAAGGCAGTTACGCTTGCCAAGTTGCAGGACATCGCAGGATCTAGCATCATTGGCCGTACTGCTGGAACCGGAACGCCAGAGCAGATAGCACTGTCTGCGGATTTCGTGTTGGAGGATTTGATTCCCGGCGGCGCTACGTTGTCGATTTCGACCAGAACTGCGCGATCTGTGCTCGGTCGCAGCGCCGGAACGAACGGCGCACCCGCTGACATTGTGGCTAGCACGGATGGCCACGTACTGCGCCGCGCATCTGGGGTTCTTGCGTTCGGTACGCCGCCTGCTACGGGTTCAAGCGGTCAAGTGATGTTCAACGACTCCGGCGTAATCGCTGGAGATTCTGGATTCACCTTTGATCCGCTGTCAGATACCGTCACTGTTGGTTCGGTTGCGTTCACTTCAAACGGAGAATTGATCCGCAACACGACGAACGGGCAAATGGACTTCATGCCTGCGCCCGTCGCCGCGAATGCGTTCGGCGTGTACATGGACTTCACGAGCTTCACGGTCGGCGCTCGCATGGGCGTGATCCGTTCCGACAACGGAGTGAAGAACCCAGCCGGGTCGTACATCCAGTTCGAGACGCAATTGGCGATCGTGTCGGACACGAACACCGTCTACGGCAATAACGCCGAATGCGTGATGCGCGTCACGACAACAGGCAACGACACATTCCAAATCGCGCCATCTGTTGCCGCCGGACGCAGCGCGGCGGTGGCGATCTGCAACCAATCACACGTAGGCGTGGCAAATCGCTCGCCCGCAACGGCGCACGCTGATCCGACGTTCTACGTGTACTCAAGCGACGGAACGCAAGCGCTCGACTACGTGCGCATCTCGCACAACCAAACCGACGCAGTGATTGAGTCGGGCGCGGGCAATCTGAACCTCGTCAGCGCGGGCGACATCAACAACAACGGCAACAGGATACCGAAGGTGTTCAGCGGCACGACCGCGCCGGGCGCGGGCACTGGCACGGACGGTGACCTTTACTTCCAGTACTGAGGATGACATGGCAGACAACATCGGCTATACCCCAGGCACAGGCGCGACGGTCGCGGCGGACGAGATCGGCGGCGTGCTGCATCAGCGCGTCAAGATCGGTGTTGGCGCGGACGGCACGGCTGTGGATGTCAGCGAGGCGAACCCGATGCCGATGGCCGCATATGGCGAACTCATCGAGGCCATCGAGGCGCTGCGCTTCACGGTGGCCTCTCTTACCCGCACGCTCAACGCGTCGATTCCAGACGCGAGCGGCAGGCAGCGCGTCAATGCCGAGACGGCGGTGCTCGCAAGCGGAACGCTCACGACCTGTTCTACCGTCACCAGTCTTTCGCAGATCGGCACAATCGACGCGCGAACCGTGGTGAACGACCTCAACAAGTTCGCAGCCGACTCGCTGCGACGCAACATCGCAACGAGTTGACTCATGCCAACAACCAACGGAAACCGCAAAATCCTCGACCCCAAGCGCTGGGAGTACATGACCCCAGCGCCCGCCGCCACGGCAGCAGGATCGTTCATCGCTTCTTCGCGGCACTATCGCCAGCAGCAACTTTATGTACAGGCGCAGACGGTCGCGTACCTCTACAACCCGAACGAGGACGGCTGGGTTCAGACACCTAGCCCCGGCCTTGCGGCGGCGTTGGCGGCTGGGTCGTGCGGCACGGCGGGTTCGTTCTCCACTGGCAGCACGATCGCTGCGGCATCGCTAACAGCGACGGCGGGCACGACCTCCACGATCACGACGAATCAGACGCTCGCCCGCGACCTTCGCGGGTACTCCATTCAAATCCTCGCGGGGCCGAACGCGGGCGTGACGCTGTCCATCGTGTCGAACACGATCGGATCGAACGCCGTCATCACCGTCGCCACGCAAGCGAGCGCGTTCAGCAATGCGACGGTCTACAGGCTCCTGACCCCTGTCTGGTATGTCGGCAACGGCGGCTCGACAGCCGCAGCCTCGTTCCGAAAGTACGACTTCGCGACCAACTCTTGGACGACGCTGGCGAATATGCCCGCATCCATCGGCACGGACGCGCGAATGATGGCCACGCCGTCTTGGGTGGACAGCGCGTATGTGTCGTTCGCAACTGGCACGGCGACGAGCGCCACGGGAACCACGCTCGTCAACGCCGCG